CAGACTATAACGTGGTGTCTTTTAGCCGACTTGTGCTAACAATGTTGATCCAAGTGTTCCGTTATATATGCTATGCATTGGGATGCTGGGTTCGACTAGTGGTTCACAATTGTGTTTATGTTCCATGTGGTGGTCGACCTGAAGAGTATGTTGCGTACTATGTACGCCGGCTTCAGATTGACAACTTCGACGTTTATATTTTGGAAATGATTGTGATAGCAATCGTGGGTAGTTTTGTGGTTCGTTACCGTTGCTTTAGTTGGTTTTCCTATATCATAGAGTGTTTTTGTTGGCGCCATGATACGGGAAAATTGCGCGGTAAATTTCAGAGGTTTCATTGGGATGTTAACGGGGGTGCGATGCCCGTTAATCATTCACACCCTGAGGCCGCAAGACTACGCGATGGTCTAAGCAGGAAGATGACTCAATTCGTACACGAAAATGGTTATGAGCGTTATGACATTTCTATGTCACGCCGTGAGCAACGTGCTCACCTTGAAGGCAACAGGTTGTTTTACGGTATTAAGGATTTGATGACTCCATACCGTGATAATAGGATAAAGAAGAATTCTCTCGTCACGTTTTGTGACGTTGATTATTACGTGAGTGAGAAAGACTTCAATGGTTTGGTGTCTGCTAAACCTTTTTTAGTTCATACCTTTAATCCTACAACTCTTGCTGGAAAAGTTCCAAATGGTTATTTTTGGCATGCAGATGAGCGAATGATAGTTACTAGTATTCAGGGTGGTGAGGTTTATTACCATCCTGTTTATGATTATTCTAAGACTGTCACTGTTATGCCGTATTTTTGGACTTTTGTAGTGTACGATGTTGATCGTGTTTCTGTTGGTGACCATCGTGAAGTGGTTTTATTCACTCCACGAGTGTCGGTTTTTGACCCTCTTGGATTTATTCGCCGTTGGTTTTGTTACACGCATTATTTGATGCGTCAGAAATCAGTTAAGAGAGATGGGATGTTTTTGCATTCTATCCATCTAGGTAACAAGAAAATGGTGCGTTCTATCCAGAAGATTGGTCATTGTGTTTCTCATGAGGTTGAAGAAAATTCTTTTCTTGCTATGTTAGATAGCTACAACGCAGCGAAACATAACAATATTTCTGACGTTGAGAAGTATTTGTTATTAGTTGATAAAGATACAAAGAAAGCTGCGCTTGATGCTCCCACTTTATTCCATGCGTTGAGCGTGGTTGGTGAGCGAACGGTCTTTAGCGTTGGAATTCCTGCTCCTTCTTATCAGTGTATAGATGTTGGTTCACCAGTAGCTGGTTTACCACCTGCTCCTGTACATGATAATCTTGTTAAACAAACTAATGTTCAGTTGGGCCACCTATAGTTGCTTTTGGTGGGCCTAGTCCTAAGGAGAGTTTGACCAATGATATTGTTACTGTTAAGAAAAGAGTTGTTGAACCTCATAACACAATAGTTCCACCTGCCATCTACAAACAGTATGCGGAGGAGTTTGTAGAGTTGCTGGTGAAGAAAACCGACATGCATCGTGGGACTCCTTGGTCGCATGATCAGGTGATAGAAGTTCAAAGCCGTCCTTTGCAGCGCATTCGTTCTGAACTTATGCGGTGGTGGCTTGCGGGTAAAACAGTTGTCAAATG